TTTTGTACCCATTCCCCGAATTTCGGGTTGTTCCATTTGATCGCGTTGGTCTGCGCATCTTGCTGGAATGAAGCCGTTTCCTTCCAATCAGCATGCTTTCTGGACAGAGCCTTCAGTTCCAGTTTGCGCTCCAACTGTGCTTCCAGTTCTGGCAATCGTTCTGTGATGCGTTGTTCGATTGCTGGTGCGTAATCCACTGGCGTTGCTGCTCCGCCCTGGCCGATGTATTCGTTCAAGTCGGATGCCAACATTTCCGCGAACTCTGGATATTCCTTGCTCAACTTCGTCAGCTTCTCCGGAGACAGGCTACCTACTGCTTGTCTCTGTGCTTGCAATGTGGCGATGAGTTGTTGCTGTTCAGCAAGTCGGCTTCCCAAGGTTCCGTTGGTGGTATCAAGTTGTTTCTGCAACTTCGGCAAAAGCGCCAAAGTGTTTTGCAACTCTTCCTCGGTATAACCCTTGATGACTTCCTTGCGTTCAACAACTGGCTCGGCTACAGGCTCAGATGGGGCGGGAGCAACTACAGGTTCGGTGGATGCCGGCGCCACAGCGTCAGCCTCTACACTTCCCTCTGCCATTTCTGCCGCGAATGCTTCTTGTTCTGCCTTCTGTTCTGCTGTCAAACCCTCTTCTGCTACTGCTGCACCTTGTTCGATTGCCATCTGCCTTCTCCTTTTTTACTATCCTCCGGCCTCTCAGTCGGTGGGCGTTATGGTCGGACCACTTTCATAGCCCAACAATTTTTTAAGCTGCGCGATGCGTCCGCGCAATTTGGCTGTCTCTTCGGCGCTCTTGTCGCCATCGTTCTGTTTGCGCATCACGTCGAGATCCTTCTCGACTTCTGCCTTGATTCGCTTCCACACGGCGCTATCTGCTTCCTGTGCTGATAGCCTGAATGGCGGTTCTGGAATGCGATCTGTCATTGTTCGTATGCCTGTCCAGGTTCTGCACGCCCGACTGGCTCAGTCGGCGGAGTGGTCACTTGGTTGCTGGCAAGTTCCTTTGTATGTTTGTGCAAGTCTGCTTCGATTGTAGCCGCATGTTTTTCTGCGTCAATAGCAAGCGCATCGCCTGATAATTTGGCTTGCACGTTGAGTTTCATGCTGGTCTGGGCGAGCTCTGCCTTGATTGTTTCGAGGCTGACTTTCTCCCGGTTGGCATAATCCAGCATGGCCAGCTCGCGCTTGACGGCCAGTTCGTTCATGCGGTATTCGTGCTCGGATTGGTCGCGCGCAGTCTCGGACTGGACATACACATTGTCGCGGTCCGTGTCTTTCTGGATCTTCTGCTGCTCGATTGCAGCATCTTGGGCGGCGATCTTCTCTGCCGAGGCGGTGCGTATCTGGGCGACCTGAACGGCAGGCGCGGGCGCGGGTTGAGCTTGAGCGGCAGCCTGCTTCTCCTTCTCGTCCATATCGAACTTGCTTGGTTCGAATCTCCAAGCGCGCAGAAGCTCGTCCTTGACCTTCTTGCGCGACATTTCGTAGGCTGGATCGGCGGCCATTTGCAGAATCTGGGCGACTTGCTGGGATTGAATCTCGCGCTCGACCAAGGCTGTAGAGCCAATAGCCTCTATCATCAAGTCGCCCTTCTCTTCGTCCTTGCCGTGGATCAGCAGCCAGTCATAGTAGCGGCGGATATGCGGCTCGGTGATGCACTCATCGAACACCCGAGCGATGCGGCGCAGCAAGGCGGAAGAGTTCTTGTGCAGTAATTCCATGCCGCCAACAGTGTCAGGGGCAGAGCCTTGCTGGCCTTGCAGCAGGAACGTGACGCCGGTAGCATCCTCCATCATCTTGTACGCCAACTGGATGACGGCGCTTATTTCCTGCTGCATTGTGGGGATATTCACAGCAGCGAACACATCTGACACGTTCCTTACGTCAGCCTCTTCTGTGGCGTACCAGAACTTGCCACCTACCATCGTCCACTCGCCATCGACCGGAACAACGGCAGACTGACGGATGATGATCTGAGGCGAGCCGCTGATACCCATGTTGTTCATCAGCGTGCGGCTTGCGCCATTCAGCATATCCTGTGGCACACGGCCTTGGCGCGATACTCCAACACCCCACGGCGAGTCGGTAATGCGCTGCCACGGCATGACGTCATAGGGGAACTCGCCATTGTCCAGCGGGTTCAGGAAGCCCTTGATTACGGTGTCATTGATCATCACGACCACGGCAGGAACAGCATCGCGCTTCTCGCCTTCCTTGGTCTTGATGCCGAGAGCGTCAATGTCATCCAGGTTGATATCACCGAAGAAGTACCAGATGCGGAATCGGTCGTCGGTCTTGACCGTGCCATCCGGACGGACTTGCCCATCTTCGTCCAAGTTGATCTTCTCCGGGCCTTCCTTCAATACCTGTTCGATTGCCTCGGATATATAGCCCGGCACGTCTTTCAGGTCGCGCAGTTGGCGGGCGGAAATATCGTCACTTTCCAGAACGTAACTGCCTTTCTGGATATTGTCTCCGCAGTTGGGGTCCGGGTAGAAGTTCATCGGATGCACGGACTTGCTGGCCGGGATGATCTCTTCTCGAATGGTCAGGGCGCCATTCAATACGACACGGGTTTTCTTCTTGTCTGGGTAGGCTCCGCGCAGGATGCCGGTGCCGATCTTGGCTGAGTTCTCGATTACCTTGCGGACTTCGGAGTGGTACTGGCATTCAGTCAACCAGTCACGAATGCGGGTTTCGGCCTTCTCGACCTTGGCTGCAGATTCCGCCATTTCCTCGGCGGAAAACTGGCCGAGTGTGTAAGGCGATCCGTCATCATTCAGAGGTGTGTTGCCTTGTGGGCTGACTACCTTCTGGGTGCTGCCCTTGATCTTTTCCAGGTCAGGAACAGGAGTCGGCTTGATATGGAAGTTCCAGTCGCCGGCGGGTAGCAGGATATCGCCCATGCGCGCCGATGCGGAGTCAACGAACTGGCGGGTGATGTTGAAGAATGCCGTACACCGTCCAGCCGTGGTCTTGCTGTTGTTGCTGGCCAGCCCGCCCTCGGTGGACATGGACTTGGTGAACGGATGATTCGTGCGGTTCTCGTCGTCAATGCCGAGGTAGTATTCCTCGTCCTCGCGCCAGATACGCTCGATGCCTGATTCCTTGCGGCCTTTGACTGCTTCGTTGCGCTTCTCCGATACGATCTTGGAAAGCGCGGTCAGCCTATCTTGGCGGTCATGGCGTTTCAATTCGATGAGCTGCCGAAGTTCATCCGGCAGATCATCGATGGTCGGCTCTTGTTGTTGTTTTTTTGCCATGCCTTAATAGGCGCGCATCGCGCGAAGTTGTCCGTATGCGGTCAGGGTGCTCACCGAGAAGTCGCTCATTACCACCAGATAGAGCACGGCACCGCCAGCAGGAACCAGAATACGGTCAGTCGGTGTCGGATATGCCGGATCGTCCGTCGCGGACAGCGCGAGGCCGATGTAGTCATAAGTCCAAGTGCCAAGATTGCCGAATGTAGCGGATACTAGGCTGAAACCTTGCTTCACGTCAGCCGGTACGGTCGTGCCAGAGGCAGAGTGATAGGCAGCGATTCCGCTCACATCGTAGGTTCCGGGCCCAAGGAATATGGCGCAGGCGTTTGCGCGCGTGCCGGTCGTCAGATTGACCGAGCCGGTAGCGGTTTGTACGCCGGATTGCGTGCCAGATGTGGTGATCGATGCGCCGTTCGGAGTTGCCGAGACTTGGTATGTGTTGGCGGTCAGGCCAGTAGCAGACACATAGTACGGCGTTCCCGCGGTCAATCCGGTCGGCAATGCGCCAGTCGTGGCGAAGGTAACGACAGAGCCAGCCGTGCGGCCGTGCGCTGTTTCAGTGACGACGCCTGGAGCGGCGATCGTGATTGTGACGGTATTGGCTGCGCCGTTTGTGAGCGATGAAAGATACTCGCCCACCATGCCAGCCGGAGGATTTACGCCAGCGGTATTGCCGATGAACCCAGATATCGGATTGCCGAACTCATCCAGCAGGCCTAGATAATTACCGTTTACATCAAGTGAGAGTTGAGGGAAGTAGGTTGGATCGGCGCCCAAGCTTTGAAGCTCAACGCCGATTATCTGCCCTTTCTGGTTGGAAAGAAATGCGTCAAGAAGCTGGCGAATCGGGCGTCTTTGTCCAAATATCTTCATGTTCTTCCCCTTAGTAGCGCATCAGGTTGCGACGGCGCAGTAGAACAATGCAGTCGATTGAGGTTGTACCGTCGCCAGCGGTCACCATCGGCTTGATCCAGAGCGGGTTTTCGTTGGCCTTCTTCATGCCTGCAGCGGTATTAGTCAGTGCCGATACGCCTCCGACCGCGGTGAGCGCAAACCAGTTTGTCGGCAGCGCACCAGCGGCTGGATTGTCATTCGAGCCCATGAGCGAAACAGATCCGCCAGCGCCGAACGTGCCATAGAAGGCTGCCGTGATATCGTCATAGTCTGCTACGTTGATCGGGGTGCCATCGCCAGCATTGAGGACTGCTGGCCATTCGACTTGTTGTACGGGAGTGAGAGATTTGATTGCTACTGCGACTGGAACGACTGTTGCCATGGCGATCTCCTGACAATGCGCAATGCGCGGGTTTTCGCCCGATTGTAGTCAGAAGCTTTTGAAAAGCAATAGCGATTTGCAGGCAAGAAAAAGCCCGCTTCGAAGGGGTAGAAGCGGGCTTTGAAACAGCGGCGACCTTATTGTTTTTGCCTATTGGCCAGGGCGCTATCGTTCTGGGAGAGAAACTACATCATGCAACACACCAGCCTCACGGCGGGATCTTGGTTGCGGACAAAGGAATCGAACCTTGTCTCTGGGTTATGGGCCCAGCGTCTTGCCGTTAGACGATCACCGCAAATTCTGTCGGGCTTCTGGCTTGCCATCGCCACGGAGTTTCCCGCTTCCCTATATTGGCCGATGTTCTGGCCGGCTGAGATTGGGCTGCACTTCAACACATTTCATCGAACCCGCTTCGCTCCTTGAATCCTTGCGTACTTGCGGAACTGCTGTTCGACTACTGCTTTGCCCTTCGATGTATTCTTTATCCTGCAACCGGCGGACGGCTTCGTATCCGCAATGTAGCCTTACCAGGTTGTGCGCACGATGCGTTTGGCGCTTCTCTGGCTGTATCACCCTCGCGCAAAGAGTGATCGGTTGCAGGCGTTACAGCGCGAATTATATCCACACAGAATGGTCTGTCAATATAAATCAGCGTCGATTCTTCTTTGCTTGTTTCTTTTTCGCCTCACGCTCAACAGAGTAGCCGATTGCGACGGCTTGCTTCGGCGGAACGCCAGCGGCTATCTCGGTCTTGATGTTCTGATTGCGGGCTTTCTTTCCGGTTTGCTTGATGAGGGGCATGGCAGACTCCTTACTTGATACCACGATACCGCAAAGAAGTGCGGCGCTTTAACACCTGATTGAACTTGCCGTCATAGGTATGCCAGCCAGCATTCAGCATTTCGCGCTGTACTTGCTGCTCGCATTTACGATAACGCTTGTAGTCGATCTCTTCTTCCATCCAGCAATGGCTTGGCATATATCCTCCTTATCAGATCCCCATACTCGGCACAGTCGGGCGCGGCGGCTGCATGACTGGAATGTTGTTCGTTCTCGGTCTTGTCTTGGCCTTGCGCTTCATCATGTAGGCGTAGCGCGAGCTCGATATCACGTCATCCATGAGCTTGATCACCTTTCCATCCTGGCGGTGATACATGCGCTTTTCCTCGAACCATTTTACACAAGTGCTAAAGACTTTCCAGCGGCCAGAGATCATGCGCTCGTACATATCCTGCAATCCAGCCTCGACGCCGTTGCCGCCGGTTCCTTCTTCCTCACCACGCTGCGGTGGGTGAGTTGCCTTGTCTGGTAGCATGTTCAGCCCCTGCGCCTTGTACTGATCAGCCAGCTGCTTGCCCGAATCCTTGTCGTGCTGCAGGCCGTCATGCGGCCAGGATACCGGTATCCATGTTCCCCATGGTTTGATGGCGGCGGCGTGGATGGCAGTAACCGATGGGAATCCAGAGTTCTTGTTGTACCTGTATTCCCCACAGACGTAGATGATATCCAAGTCGCGGTCCCACGCCAGCAAGGTAGCGGCTGTTGGGTGATCATATCCAAAGTCAAGGCCGATGATGAGCGGCCAATGCGCTGGAATGCGGAACGGCTCGACGGTGATCGACTCGTCGGTTACCGGGAAGATTAGTCCGGAACCCATCGTCGGAACGCCGTTCGCCCGGGCTTCCTTCTCATGCGCTGGGTAACTGGCAATAATGCGGGCCCGCTGTTCTGGCGTGTAGTGCTCGGCGTCGTCGATCGTCATGGTGACCACGCCGGTCTCTGGTACGCGGTCCATCAGGAACCGCTTGACCACAGCAGACATGCCCTTGAGCGGGGTAAATGTGAGCATCACCATGCCCATTGTGGTGTTGGTGCGGGTTAATCCCTCGAAATACACGTCCTCTGGTGGTTCTTCGTCGAACCAGACGCCATGAACAGTGTCGGCCTGCCACTTGCCGCGGCCCTGGTCATAGGATTTCAGGGAGATCGTCGAGACTCCGCCATATTGGTTCTTGACCTTGATGGTATCAACCAACTCCGGCACGCCACGCGCTGGCGTGATATCGACGATATCTTCCAGCATGATCATGCCGGTGCCAGGCTCGGTCTTGTAGTCACGACCAAGCAACAGTCGCTGCACGCCGCGCCGGGTCAGTTCCCCTGATTCAGATCCGGCCAGCCAATGATTCGCGTGTTCCAGCTTCTTTCCGGTCCACCATGACGGATACCGGCCAGACAGGTG